TTTAATTTCAAACTCCATTTTTCTAACTTTACGGTTTCTTCTTGCTTCTTGATATTCAAGATCTTCTCTGGAAAAAAGAGAAGAAGAATTATTTTTTTGATTTGAATTTGATATTAACTCTACCAAACTCAAATCTAATGCAGTAATTTTATCATCTTTTACCGTGGTTAAATTGTCACATCCACAACATTTAATTTGTATTGGATGAGAGTGCAATTCTTTGTTACACATTTTGCATCTGACCTTCAACATTTTGATTCATCCTTCTTAGTTTGTCAAGTTTTTACATTATAACATTGATTTTTATTCTAGAAAAGATCTCAACATCCAATGAAATTTTCCATGAGATTCCATTAAACTCTGTACTAAATTAGAAGTTGCATATTGCTTTTGACTATCTGCTTCTTCTGAAATTTCTGCAAATATTTCTATAATTTTCTTATTATCATCACGCAACTGTCTTACCATTTCATTTGCGTCAATTGACTGAGCACTATTTGATGCTTGTTCAATAGATGATACTTCTACAACTCTTAAAAGAGTACTAACTGGTTTCATACCTAAGTATCTCATATGTTCGGTAAGAGTATCAATTTCTTCAAACATTGCTTCATATTGCTCACCAAAGAGTGTATGAAGTTGTTGAAAATCAGGACCTACCACATCCCAATGGTAGATCCAAGTTTTTTGAAATAGAACAAAAAGTGATGCTTGAGCATCACTTAATTGCTTAAACAACTTTTCCATTAAACTAATACTTTTTAGGTATTTATAATAAGGGTCGGAACCCGATCCAATCATTTATCAGAAGGGGAGAATAATAAATCTCTCCCCATATTATTCTATTTTTATTAAACTTCTACTGTGATCAGTCGGGATGCATAATCATGAGCATATGAAGTGCGGGCACCATGATGCCCCCAACCAATCCAACTATACGCATAGTCCATGTAACGATCGATAGACTTACCAGGAGTTTTCATCCTGTCCTCAATTCGTTGCCATTGAACCTCAGTCGTCAGATAACGAAGTTGCGTGTGAAGTGTTGATGGAGAACCACCAAATCTTCTAGCAAAATCACCCAATCCATAATAACGATCAGCAGATGTCCATTGAATCAGTCCGTAACCACGTCCGCAGTTACTCCAACTGGTTCTACTACCACCTTCACAAATGTTAGGAATAAAAGTTGATTCCTGACGAATATTGCCCATGATGGTAGCAAGGGCGTTTCTGTCTTTAACACCACGATCCTGGAAAAATGCCAGGGTAGCATTCTCATGTTCATTACACCCTTTACAAATTAACCTTTTCTCTTTTGGCTTTTCTGGTGCAACCTCTCGGATTGCTGTCTTTGATGTAGGCTCCTCTTGGATAATAGAGAATGGTGGAGGACCACTCAAAGGGGGAGGAGGAAACACTTGAGGCAGTGTTGCCGTATTGGTTGTAACCATTGCTACTAGAGGAACGGCTACTGTAAAGAAATTTTGCATTTAAATTAATTGAACTCTACATCCCAATAGAAAGGGGGTACACCCAACCTCTCGGAGGGCACTTTCCTGGGCTCTAATGTCATGATCAAATTCTCATTATAAGTCTCATAATATTACAGTATTTAGAAATCCATAAAATAACCATTAATATAATCAAGAGATAATACTTCAAGATTTTCTTTTTGAATTACCCAATCACGAATTTCACTATAGACACTTTCTGCATCTTTTGTTCTTCCTTCTTCACACAAGATATGCATACGATCAATATGACCGTCAATTGTATCATTGCATATTTTCTTGATGTGAAGTCCCATTGAAATAATCCTTCCTGAAATATCGATTCATGACATTGCTATTATAATACGCAGGAAACCCATTGTCAAGAGACTCAGTTAAGACATTGTTTAAGAACAATTGCCTTGTTTCTTCATAGTTGGTTTTACCAACAGTTTTATGAAGTGATAAAATAGTTCTTTGAAACTTATCCTTTCCTATCTTTTTAATATCTTCTTTTAACTCAGGACAAGAACCATAATAATTTTTCCAATCTGATTCTTGTTTTACTTTTCTTTTCTTTCCTTTGGGAGTTCTAAAAGACCAAAAGTATTTTCTACCCAAATATTTTCTGTTAGTTTGAGAACATTCAATTAAATAAACAAACCCAAAATAATCTTGAATATCTTCTGATTCAAATATCCTTCCTTGATATCTCCAAGGGTTTTCATAACTCATTCGGGTTCCTAATAATATTCAAGTTATTTATAGGTATAACTTATCTTCAACCCCAACAGAGTGATTATAGTCACAAAAAAAGCACCTGTCAAGGTGCTTTAATGAACTGTAATATTATATCAATCTTCGTATTTTGGTTTATATCTACCTACTTCTGGCATTGCATGTGTTTCTTTTCCACCTCTTTTTGAAATACTTGTTCTTGCTGTGTTAATATTATCAAATCTTTCAAGGTTTCTCATTGCTTTTTTTCTTTGAGGAGAACCCATAGGTGTCTTCAATGCTGCAAGGTGTTCTTCATCACTACCAAGAAGTTTTGTTTCTTTTCTTTTCATTTTAGCAACTGGAAGAGGTTTCTTTTCTTCCATAATACTTTCAAACCAACCCTCACTCATATTATTGATAATTACATTTGCGTCTTCAATTCTTGATGCAAAATTATTTTCAAGAAGATATGATGCCACAAATTCATATGCTTCATATGCCTCTCTATTGAGTTGCTTTCTTTCTCTTGGGGTTAGAGTCCCTGCTGCCATAGCAGAACTTCTTGCTGACTGTAGGTCTCTATCAGAACCTTCTACCTTAGCAGCATACCCTCTAAGACCAGCACGAGGGTTGTCTCTTACTGAACCTCTTCTGTTTGAAGCAAGTCTTGTGAGTGTTTCAGTTTTATTTTGTTTTCTTTTTCTATAATCTGCTTCAGTTTCATTTTTACCTCTTACAACATAAGGATTCTTAGCACCTCTTTCTGCTGCTGCAATAGTTCTATCTACACTACCAGAACGTTGATAGGCATTAGAACGTCTTGCAAGTTCTTGACGAGTTGCAATCTCACCTTCTTTACCTAGTTCTTTACGCATTCTTGTTGCTTCATCAAGATAAATCTCAGACATTTCGTCCCAAGTATAATCACTGAGGTCATAACCTTCTTCTACAAGTTCATTTACCCAAAGTTCAACTTCTTCGTTGTAAGACTTATCCTTCACCATAGCAATTGCTTTTGCTTTGGGAACACCAGAAGCAACCATTCTTGCAATTCTTACATCAGCAAAGTCATTATCACCATCTTGGTCCTGGTCTACTTTTTTCTTTGCTTCATAAACTGATTGATATGCTCCCGCAATATCTCTCAAAGTTTTAGCAGATGACCATTCGTATGATTGCTTTTGCATAGTTGCTCCTGTTCCTAGAGTTGGAGTTTTAGTGGGTTTTGTATTATTTATACCAGTTGCTGGTTTTAGTGGGTATTTAGACATATCCCTTGGAGTGAATTTCTGCAAATCTGCTGCTGCACTTTTCACATCAGGAACAGCAGGAGTAGGACCAGTCGTAGGAAGATTGGTTTTTTGTGCTGCTTGAAGTGCCTTTTCTGGTGATGCTCCTTTTGACCTTGCATCTTGTGCTGCTCTTAATTCAGCAGAAGTTGGTGTTCTTCTTTCAAATGAAGTATTTCCTAACTTTCCAATTGCTGGTGTTGGGGGTTTTGGTGCCGATGATGTAGAATTCCTTGCTGCATTTTGTGTGGCAACACTTGAATAACGAGACTTCTCTGCACCACTAAAAGCACCAGCAGTAAACTTACCAGTTGCTTTATCTAATTTTCCTTCAACTCCTTTTTGTTTTGCAAGGACAGTTGAAGATGCTGCTGGTCTTGGTGGAGGTGTTGAACCTGACCCTGCTGGTCTTGGTGGAGGTGTTGAACCTGAACCTGCTGGTCTTACTGGATTTTCTGCCTGTTGTTTATTGGGAGTAAAGTATCTTCCAACTCTCCCTGGTTGTCCTGGAATAGGTAGATATCTTGTTACTCCTGGTTTATTATTAAGTATTGATGGATATGCTGTATTTAAAGTTACTTGCCCACCCTTTCCACTATCTGTTGCTACTTTTGGTTTGTCTTCTCCTCTGGCAACTCTTGCAGCTTTTGCTCTCAATCCAGCAGCAGCAATTCCCCTACCTTGTCTATCCAATTCATTTGCTGCATCCAAAGCAGTTCCAACTTTCTCATTCAACTGCTCACCACCATAAACACTCAAATATAACTCGTTCAAGGAGTCTAAATCTTTTTTATCCATCTTGTTGGGAGCAATAAAAAGTATTTTTATATACTTATTTATTATTTGATAAATTGCTTCCAATACTCATAGGAAGTCATTTCTTCGTTCTTAGTTGCTTGATAAGAACGAACTCTTGATTCACCATTTTTATCTGGTGCAACCATATGAGTTTTGATTTTCTTTGATGTTGGTTTTTCTGCCTTTTCTTTTTCAAATGCCTTATGAACTTTTGCGGCATCATCATACATATGAATGCTCTTAGCGCCACTTTGTTTTGCTACTGCATTCGCAACATCAACTTTCTTCTGACCAATATCACCACCTTTCATCCCACCAGTATAGTGAATGTTTTTCATAGGAATATCAACACCGTGCTTTTTCAAATGTCCTTGGAATTCACTTGGGTTATCAAATTTAGAACGAGCAGTAACAAGATGAACGTTTTGTCCTCTTGCCTGTTTTCTCTTAATGTCCCTAATTACTTTCTTATTTGGACTTGAAGTTTCCTTAAACTTCTTAGCACTTTGAAACTCACTGAAATCATATGAGTGTCCTTTTTCCAACTTATGAGTATTAAACTCTTGGTTGCTTAAACTCTTAACTCTCTTTCCCGATGAATCCTTTACGTGAACCTGAACGTTTGGTTTTCCTTTTTTGCCGTGACCGAACAAGGTCTCATCCACATCATATGCGTGAACTGTTCTTTTTGGTCTAGTTCCTCTTTCCTTTTCTTCAATATATTCTTCAAGAATAACTGCTACAAATTCATCACTCATACACTCAAACATATTTTCAGCAGTCTCATAATCTTGTGCGAATTCACTATCAACCAAAGTTTCAATTACATAATTATAAATGTTTTCTGTTTCTTCTTTCTGTGCTGCATAATAAGCACCAAGTGCTCTCTTAATACTTTGCTTCTTATTATCACCCTTAAAGGTTTTGCTCTTTGAATGAACGAAATCACTGATTGTCGCACCAGCATCAGCACCTACATCAATCTTTTCATCAAGTTCTA